ATGGATGATACAAGTTTAGGTTCATCATATCCTAATTATTTTTTTGATGATTTAACTTTTTGGAATACTCCATTAACAGATGATGAAGTTATGGAAATATATAATTTAAATGATACTGTGGGTGGAGATTATTATATAACTGATGATGCTCCAGATGATTATATAATGTATTATGGTGAAAATCCTGCTTATGTAGAATTAAGAGAAACTATTTCCTTACCTTTTGTTTATAATGTTTGTGATACATATACAAATTATGATAATTTAAAAGTTCAAATATGGAGTACAGAAGGTGAAGGTGAATTAATGAATGAGAAAAATTTAGTTCATGATTTTGATCAATGTTCTGGTACAAGTAATATAAATTTTGTTTCTGATTTAGTAGAGGACACTGAATATTATTTTATTAAAATTGTTAATACTAATGCTAATGTAAGTTATGATACAAATAATTTTATGGTTAGTGAATATGAAAGTATAGAAAGTTCTAACTTAACATTTATTAACTATAATTTTGATACTTTACAAAGTTTTGATATAGCAAATACAGCAACAAGTACAACATTAAATTTTGCTTATAATATGTGTGAAAATAGTAGTTTTAAAAGTGCTACAAGCACAAAATTATATTTATATAATTTAACAAGTAATACGAAAACAAGTATTAATAGTGAATTACTAACAAACTGTTCTGATAATATTAATATTGATTTTCCTTTAGCTACGGGCTTAATACAGCCACAAACATTTACAGCTGGTATTTATAATGAAACTACAAATGATTTAATATATAAAAAAGATAATAAAGTCTTTCAAATAAGTTTTTTTAATACAACGCCAGCTTATGTTATAAATGATTATACAAGTACAAGTACAGATATTAGTATTTTTGATATGAATATACATGATTTAGTTTGTTCTACCAGTCAATGGGAAAGTTCAAATATTTTAACTACTTCTTATTGTAATATATTAGAAAAATCATTGAATATACCGGTAAGAGGATTAGACTGGGCAAAAAATGAAATTATAAGATTATATAATAAGACTTTAGATATACCCCCTTTTAAATATATTTTTGATTTAAAACAATATTGGAACAATGCAGAGCCACAAACAGGTATAAATACATTATTAGGAATAAAAACAGTAAAAGCACAAAGTACAAATATTAATAATCAAATAACAGTACCAGATAGTGGACAAGGTTGGACTGTAAATTTTCCTTTTGTAAATAATGATACTATTGAATTTAAGTTATTTAATGAACAAAATATAAGGAATTTTTTAGGTAATAGTACAGTAGATATATTAAGAATATTCGGCAATATCTCAATTTTAGTTTTAACATTTACATATTTATTTACTAGAATACGAAACTATAATTTTTAAAATATGTTATCAGGAATTATATACAAAATTTTATTGCCATTAGCTCTACTAGGTATAGTAAGCACTATTTTAATATCTAGTTTTGGTGAAATAGGACTTAATTTTGCTGTTCTACAAGATATTTTTATATTTATTAAATCAGCAATGAAATCTTTTGACTGGTTAGTGCCATATGAAACACAAATGATCGCAATAAATACATTTATATTTGTAGAATTTGGAATATTTGCCTATAAAGTAGTAAGATTTATAATGAAATTTTTCGGTTTAAATTATGAAAAATCAGATAATCAATAAAAAAACAAAGCCATATAATCAAATTTAAGCATTTTAATTTAATTAGTTAATTGATAATACTTATATAAATTATAATAAAAGCATAGCTATTATAATTTATCAAAAAATATATGTTCAATTTATATACTGGAATACCAGGAAGTGGTAAAACACTATTAAGTGTTTTAGAAGTTTATAACCATTTAATTAGAGGCAAAACGGTTTATAGTAATACATGGTTAAATTGGAAAGGTGATAATTTACATTATTATAATGATATAGAAAGTATTATAGGAATAAGAGATGCAATGCTTTATATAGACGAAGTAGGAAGTATTATGAATGCTAGAGAATGGGCAGACACACCAAAGAGTGTAAGGAATTTTTTACAATTACATAGGCATTATAGAGTAGATATTATAGCAACGACACAACATAGTAGTTTTGTAGAAAAGAGTGCTAGAACGATTATAGGTTATTGGTGTGAAGTAATTAATTTAACACCGACAGAAGGATTAAAAGGAAGAAAAGGAATAGGAACAAAATTGCCATTTTTACTTATAAGAGAGGACCCTATTGATATAAGAAGTATTGTAAATGAGATACCAGAGCCATTACAAACTAATATATTTAGTAAATTAATGAGTATAAAAGTATGGTGGAAAAAATCATTTTATGATAAAAAATATAATAAATATAAGAAAGATTTAGATAAACCATTATACGATACACATATAGAATTAGATATCCCTGTTAAAAGAAAAAAGTTTTTGCCATTTTATACCTGTAAAAACTGTGGTAAAACTCATGCTTATAAAGGTAATATGTCGCAAAAAGAAATGAAAAAACTTGCTGAACTTCATGAAATTGCTAATATTAATAATGATGAAGTAAGTGAGTGATAAGCCGAACACTCAATGCTTTATTTTTATACATAAGAGCAGGCTAAGGCTTGCTCTTTTTGTATAAAATTGAATTGACAAGTTAAAAAATATATGAAAAATTGCCTTGTGGATAACTCAAATTCTTGGCTAATATTAGCACACCTTGACAAGTTGGAAAATAAAAGCTATAATCTTATTAGTTATTTAGAGCAACAGCGATAAATATTAAAATTATTTAGCCAGTAGGCTAAAAAATAATTTTTTTCTATTATTTTACATAGTAATTAACATTTGTATTCACTTTTAATATACCTGTTAGGTTAAACATAGCAACTAAAGTATTTGCCACAAGCAGATACTTTTTTTGTTTTAAAATATTTTATATTGACAACGAACGAAAGTGAGTTGTTCACCCTCTGTGTAAGAGGTTAATAAATATCGCTTTAGCGATACATACTTATATGAATAAAAAGAAAAATACAATTAATATAGAAGAAGAAAAAAAGCATCTTCAATGGCTATTAGATATGCCAGAAGAAGAAGATATAAATAAATTAGGATTAATATTAGCATTAGTTGGTATTTTTGGAATTCAAATTGGTAAAGATAAAAAACGAAACTATACATAAAGCATAGGAAGTCTAAAATCTCATTTACTTAGCTAAAGCTAAGTTAGTTAAAATTAATTATTAAAATATGATTAAAATGAATAAAGCAGAAGAAAAAGTATTTTACAAAGAACAAGTATTGAAAAGTAAAGTGAAAATAAATGAATTACAAAAAGAATTAACTTTTCAAAGTGTAAGACACATGAACAAACCTAAAGTTAAAAAAACAATTACAGAAATAGTAAATACTTTACTTTATTTACAAACAAAGATATAATTTAAGTATATGACACAAGAATTAACAAAAATATTTGTAAGTGGAACAGTTGATACAAGTACTACTACTGAGGTTTATGATTTAACTTTTGAAGTACCATTTTTTGATTTATTAATATTTATTTTATTAATGATCACTGCAATATTTGGTTTTTTCTTTATAATAAAACTATTATGGAAGTAGAACCTATTTATTTTTATATTGTTGGTATTAGTTTTATATTAATAGGTTGGTTAATAATAATTAGCATAGATACTGCTTAATATGGAAAATATAATATTACAATTTTTTACACCTATATTTTGGTTAATACCTATATTTTTGATTATTATAATTATTAGGAAAAATATATGACACTAAAAAGAATTAAAACACATAAAAAACTTATAAAAGAATATCTAAAAAAGAAAAAAAGAGGAACAAAAATCTTTACTAATATAAAAAATATATGACACTAAGTATTTTTATAGAATATTTTACAATAGCATTTTGGTTAAGTGCTATTATTGGACTAGTGTTTTATTTATTAGTATTATTCTTTAGAGGAAAAGTTTAATTTATTTATTCGGCATTTAAGTAAATGGATGCAACAACAACAACTTCCATAATTACTAGTATGACTAGTGATATTGGTACAACTTTAACTTCTGTTTTGCCAGAAGTTTTAGGATTGGTTGCTGTTTTAATTGGTTTATTCTTTGGAGTTAGACTGATTAAAAAGCACATTGGTAAGGCTAAATAATAGCTTTACTTTTTTTTATTTATTTCGGCATAAAAAAACATGACTTCAGTAGAAGCAACAACAATTATAACTGATATGATGACAGATGTCGGTGCAACTTTAACTTCTGTTTTGCCAGAAGTTTTAGGATTGGTTGCTGTTTTAATTGGTTTATTCTTTGGAGTTAGACTGATTAAAAAGCACATTGGTAAGGCTAAATAA